CTGAGCGAAATGAGCTACCTCCATTTGGTAGTCATTATTACGGTAACTCACAAGTTGGTAACTTAACCACATTAGAACGACGCGTTGAGAAACTTGAACGCCTTGCTAGAAATAAGTTTGAAAAATGATAATATCTATATCTGTGTAATGGCCAATTTACACAGATATATAAAGGTAACAAAATGGAAGCACAGCAAATAGATAATCATTTAATATCGTTGCTGCATGATTTGCCATATTTTTCAATTTTAAGCACAAGCTTACAAATTAGACTTGCTGATCATGCGGCGGCATTATGTGGCTGCAGATCGACAAGACAAATGGATGACATTAACGTCAAAGACGTTGACGATACCTATTGTGAGCTGATGTCATTTTTACAGATATGTATATATGAGTGTCTAAATGTATTAGAGGCGTCTCATGAGTTTAGTTCCTCTGTTAAAGAATTAAACGAATCAGATATTGAGATACTTCTTGAAAACACACTATATGAAATGACTATATGTGGATGTAAAAATATTTTTAATGAAAATTTTTTAATTTAACTATCTATGCCTATGTAGCAACAACATGTTACATAGGCATTTATTTTTGTGTATATAATGATAAACAACAGATAAAGGAGTCAATAGTATGAGCGTTTTACAAAAGTATCCTAAAGTTATTATTGTAGAAGGTCCTGATTGCGTAGGCAAAGATATGCTTATCAATAATCTATCAAATCATTATAATAACGCAGTGAAAGTAATCCACGCAGGTATTCCTGATAATAAAAATCTTCACGAGTATTACTATAAAGGACTAATCCATGATACTTTGGACGCTTATTACGCACATAGCTATGATGCAGTGATCCATAATAGATCAATGTACGGCGAATATGTATATGGTCCAAAGTACAGAGACGAAGATAAGAAAGAAGTCGCAAAACTAATTAGTGATTTGGAATTAGGACAGTTAAAAACTTTTATCCTTTCAAAGGAACTCATCTTTATTTTATTAAATAGCGACAACAGCGATTTACTCGTTAAGTCAAGTGACGGACTATCAATATCTAATAAAAAGACTGACATTGAGGATGAGATGGCTGCGTTTGATGAAGTCTTCGATTTATCTTCAATTAAGAATAAGAAAAAGATTTACGTAAACAACGGCGATAGCTTTAGATCAAAAGAGTCTATTGTAAAAGAAGCTATTGACTTCATTGATAGCATTTAAGGAGAATTAGTATTGGAAAATAAAGACATCAAATTTGCAGGTCTTCAAATGCTGACAGGTGGGGCATACTTTGGAACAGAGAGTGCCGTAGGGCATCCTGCAGAGTTTATGATTTCGTATCCTGGATTTGACGCACCTAAATTTAATAAAGACGGTAAATTAGTAGACGCAGGTAACGAGTACTTTCTATTAGAGTATCTTAAAAAGCATGATAGACCAGTTCCGTATTATCAGTTTGACAGAGCACCATTTCAAGATGACTACAATATGGAACCTACTATTTTACAAAACGGTAAACCTACAGAGCATCCTAATTATGAAAACATTGATTTAGTAGTTGCAGTACCAGTATGTGCAGGATTATCAGGTGCCTCTACAGCTTCAACTGAACGTAAGAATGCTTGTAATAATAACATGCTATATCTTGCAAGCTATGCTCTAAATGTGATTAAGCCTAAAGTATACGTGTTTGAAAATGCACCTCGTCTAATGAGCGGCGCAGGTAACGCTGTACGAGAAAAACTTGAGCAAATCGCAAAAGACGCTAATTACTCTGTAGCTTATTACAAGACTAATACCTATTGGCACGATAACTGTCAAGATCGCCCACGTACATTTGTTTATTTCTTTAGAGCCGAAGGTGATAGAAAAGGTGCTCCTAATTTAGGATTTGAGCATAAGCACGTAACAGTTAGCGAGGTCCTTAGTAGAATCCCTTCTAATTCTACAGAGAATCATGCTATGCCAAAGTCAGAGCTATGCACGTCTATGTATGATTACTTTAAGCATTTATACGGTGACGAATGGCGTAGTAAAGTCAAAACGCGATCACTTATTGGTGAACTCGTAAAGACAAAGCAACTTGATGCATGGAATGACTTCGTACAAAAATCAGATAGTATTAGTGATAAAGCTAAAAAGTCAGTCGATAGATTAGTAAAACACATTTACGACAAGGCAAAAGACGGTAAAGGTTTTTATGAAACAACATTTACTTTAACGAGTGACGATAAAGTTCCTGCTGCGATGTTTAAGACAATTCCATTTGCACTTCATCATAATGAAGACCGTTTATATACTATGCGCGAATGGATGTCATTTATGGGGATGCCGTATGACTTTGAAATGCCTGGCGAAGTTGGACTAACGTTTAGAAAAATTGGACAAAACGTTCCAGCACGGACCATGCAGTTTATCGCGTCAGAGGCTATCAACGTTATTAAGAATTGGGATACTGTTGAAAGAGACTCAAATCTAAATGTGATGTTCTTTGACAATGTAAAGCAAACTTCATCATTTATGAAAGATCTCTAAACAAAATAAAGCTAGTTACATATAAATGTAGCTAGCTTTACGTGTATATACACTATCTATATTAGTATTAACTCTACTACTTTATAGGAAGCTTGTTTATGAACATACTTATTGGCAAAATTGGAAAGGTTATCAAATTTAAGAATCTGCAAATTGCAACGGGTGGTGATACAAGTATCATATTATTTTCTACAATGTCACGTATGCTGCCTGAGCACAATTTTTACTTCTTTGGTCCAAATGATTTATCGAAGTTATCAGAAGTAGAGTATAACTACCTGTTTCCAAATAAAAATGTGTTTTCAGTTTATGAGCCGCCAAAAGTTATTGGCGTAGAACGTGGGCCAAAAAGTAAGAGTGATAATGTATTGATGTCACATGAGCCTACCACTGATAAGATTAAATCATTAGGCATAAAGTTTGACTTTGCTCTTATCTTTACAGGCTACGTTGGATGCCACACATTATGCAACTGTCTAAAAACTTTGGACGGCAGCCGCTATCGTTTAGTTATGAGTGCATTCAAACGATACGCAGGTCCTTATGTGCATGTGCTAAATGCTCTACAAGTTCCTCTATACACAATAGCAGAAGATCCGCGTTACATAACTATCCATGCACAGGATCTTTTCAATAGAGAGAAATTGGTGCTTACACAAATGGCAGATAGAGACATCAGAGTCCATAACAAATACATTAAGTCATACGAAGATCACACATTCACATACGGTAATCCTATCCCATGCACTTATGCAGATACAGAAAAGATCTTTCTAATGGGAATAGCAAAAGATTGGAGGGAAAAGATTGACATACAGCGTAAGTTAAATAATCACACTAATCCAAAATGTATAGTTCTATCAAATGGGCATGGCACGTCATCACTAAATAGCAGTGATACTATACATAACGGTAGACTGCAAGGCTACAAAGAATACGTTATTGACGGATTAAAAGACACACCTTATAGTAATACACACATATACGGTAAGTGGGATGATCCTGCGCCACAAGAGTTCCCACAAATACAGGATAGAAAAATCATTGAACTTGACGATGAAATTGCTGATGCTAAATACTCATTTGTTTACTCTATCGTAAAAGATTTCGTTACGATTAAACCTTATGAGATGATCATTAAAGGTCTTATTCCATTTATCCATCCTGACTATGATTCGAAGCATTTATTGAAGTTACCTGATTATGTGTATGTGAAAGATCCTAAAGATTTTGCAAATAAGATGGCAGAGCTTGATGCGGACGATAGCAAATATATTAGCTTATTAAACGAGTGCTTTGATTGTATTAAACCTGAGTATTTAGACGGCAGCTATATTGTAAACACATGTATGCATAAGATAGCTAATAACCTTGGATTTGAGTATAATGATCACAAAGGTGTTCCGCCAATCATGGACCACTTTAGCCATAATATATTTGATTATGAGTCGTTAAAAGATTCAAATACGCACAAATAATTTGTATATAGCTACATTATAAGGTAATTATAGTGTAGCTATTATAGTATGCAGAGGTAGGAATTATGGATTACGAGCATTTAGTTAACACAGTGCAAGATGAAATTAGAGAAGTGTTAAACTCTATTGATGAGAATAAACTAAATCAGTTAGTTGACTTACTATCTAATCCTAATGTAAAGGTGTTAGGTTATTCAGCAGGTCGTATGGGTTTCGGTTTAAAAGCATTTATGATGCGACTAAATCATTTAGGAATTAAAGCATATTGGTTTGGCGATAACTATGTGCCGCCAATGAATAACAATGACATGTTTATTTGCTGTTCTAACTCAGGCACAACAAAGTCAGTCGCAAATATAATGGACGTCTTCAAAGCAAAAGCAAAAGGTAAAGTCGTTGCTTTTGTTGGGAATGAAGATTCCAAAATGGGAAAAGAAGCCGATCTAACTATAAAGTTTAAAACGTGTAATGGTGGCCTCAATTCAGATGATGACACATCAAAGATAAACTCAATTCAGCCAATGACTACTTTGACTGAACAAGCAATGTTTATCTTGTTTGACATTGTAACACTTATGCTTATCAATAGACTCCACATTAACGTCAGTGAAACAAAACAGTTTCATTCTAACATTGAGTAAAATCCATGAAAATTAGTACCTCTCTTATTTGTTGCGACCTTTCAAACATATCAGATCAACTTGATGTTATTATTGAGCATGAAGATTTTAATTGGCTACACGCTGATTTTATGGATAATCTATTCGTTCCAAGATTAGGTATATCGCCAGAACTAATACAATCACTGCGAAAAAGATATGGTGATAGAGTTGTTATTGATAGTCATTTGATGGTTAAAGATCCTTATTCATTAGCGCCTGTTATAGCACCTTATTCCGATTGGTATATATTCCACTATGAAGCAACTCCTGACCCTATGAGGGTGCTACAGATGCTTCGTAATAGTTATCCTAAATTAAAAATAGGCCTTGCTTTTAACATTCTAACGCCTATGTCAGTAATAGACGAAGTAATTAGCATAGCTAACGCATTGGGTTATCTTGACGGCGTTATGTTTATGGGAATATCGCCTGGCGTATTAGGTACTGACTCTTTTACGTCTGAAGTGCTAAATAGAATCGAACTTACAAAACACAATCTACCCGACGTAAAGATCTTTATAGACGGATCGGTTAAGTTTGACACAGTTGGATTGTATAATAAATTAGGTGCAGATGTTTGTGTTAGTGGTTCAAGCATGATGTTTAAAAAAGACTCTTTAACAGAGAACATGAGCACAGCTGATCTAATTAACACTAACATTAAAAGAATAAAGGATGCGATCAATGACAACGCAAAAGAATAAAACTATCGTTATCCCTGCAGCAGGATTAGGCAGTCGATTAGGTAGCTTCACAAAAAACTACTCAAAGGCTATGTGTACATTAGGTCGCATGCCTGTTATTTCACATATTATAAATAAGTTCTCAAATAACGATGAGATAATTATCTTATTAGGATATAAAGGCGATTTACTAAAACAGGTAGTTGAAGCATGTCACCCTGATAAGAACATTAGATTTGTTAGTGTAGACAAGTACGAAGGTGAAGGTTCAGGATTAGGTTACTCACTACACTGCGCCTATGAACTTTTACAAAAGCCATTTTTGTTTTGGTCATGCGACACTGTGCTTCCAAATTTTGATTTAAACAAATGTGACTATAAATCAAATTGGGCTATTGTATCAGATAATGGAAACTTCTCTGATTATAGACACATGGAAGTAGACAGTAATAATCAAGTTATAGGAATATTCCCAAAAGAAGCTGAATATAGTAAATCGCTACACTCATACGTTGGCGTATCGTTTATCCATGACTATAAAGAATTTTGGGAAGCATGGGATATAAACAATAGAGCTTTTATATCAAGCGGCGAAACATACGGATTAGTTAACCTTTCTAAATTAGACGCTTATTATACTAACGAGTGGATTGACACAGGGAATAGAAAGATTTTTGAAGAATACAAACAACTATATGCGTCTAAAATGGAAGAGACTGTTTTGGAAAAACCTGACGAGGCTATTTGGTTTGTAGACGATAGAGTTATTAAGTTCCATGTTGATCCTAAATTTATTTCAGATAGAGTATCACGATTTAGTACATGCTTATGTGAAAAGCAAAAGCAACACGGGATCATACTGCCAAAATTATTAAGCTATTCCACAAATGTTTATTCTTACAAAAGAGCAGATGGTATAATCGCATCAAAGATCATCACCGCTGATATGCTATACGACATTATGAATAAATATTTAGACGTGGAATATGTAGACATCCCTGATGATCAAAAGTTAGCTATTTATAATAACTTTTATAAAGAAAAGACTCTATCTCGTATTAAAAAATACTGTGACGAATATGAAGACATTGACGGTGAATGTACTGTAAACGGCGTCAAATGTAAATCAGCTACGTCATTGATTAAAACACTTGATTGGGAATCACTTGCAAAGAGAGGAATCTTTACAAACAATTATCATGGCGATTTCCATTTAGAAAATATTTTAGTCGACAACGGTAAATACGTTATGCTTGATTGGAGACAGAATTTTGGAAAGTCAATGATAGGCGACGTTTATTATGACATCGCAAAAATGTGGCACTCACTTATTGTAAATCATTCAATGGTACATGATAATTTATTTACAGTAGAGAACGTTACAAAGAAAGACATAAGAATTGACATTCACAGGACTCTTGTAGATACAGAGTGCGAAGAGGCTTTGAAAGAATATATCCTATCGTCTGACAAATATGATTATGCTATCTCAAAACTAATGACAGCTATCATATTTTTAAACATAGCTGCATGTCATGTATATCCTTATTCTAAATTTTTATTCTATTTAGGAAAAATGCTTATCAATAAGTTCTATGCTAATCACAGGGAGTTTTGGAATGAGTAAGTCAATAGTTATTAGTGATGTAGATGGCTGTTTAACAGATGGCCGTTACATTTATACAGCAGACGGTAAGGTGGCAAAAGTATTTGGGCCACATGACAATGACGGTGTTAAGCTATTAAAAGCAAATAACATTGACGTTGTGTTTATCTCTGCAGATAAAAGAGGGTTTCCAATTACAAAGAGAAGAATAGAGGATATGAAATGCTCTGTCTTTAATGTATCAGAGTCAGATAGAGTAGAGTGGGTTAGGAACTATATTATAGAGAATGGCTACGATAAATCAGTATTCTTTGGAGATGGGATAGGTGACGTTCCTGTAAAAGAAGTGGTTACTAAATTTGCGTGTCCATCAAATGCACGAAAAGAGGCAAAAGAAAAAGCCGACTTCATTACAGAGTCAATAGGCGGGCAGGGCGCATTTCTTGATTTAGCTCAATGGGTGCTTAGCATAATGTAGAATACATATAAAGTCTTTGCATGATTATATCTATATAAAAGTAAGTTTTTCTAAGTGCTTTTGTATAGGATAATTACGTATGGACATTTTAATATCGAAGACAGAGACATGCTGCTTTTCAAGTTGCCCTAACAAAATGAAATCGTACGGCGGATTTGATGTAGCAGCTTTAACATTTTTAACATTAGCTGAAACTTATCCACAACATAAATTTTACTTTATTGGATCAAACGACATTGGTACTCTACAAAGTAAACCCGATAATCTAATCGACATTGAGACACCAATAAGAATTAAACATAATAGTGACAGATCAAAAGACAGATACGACGTTGCAGTTGATTACTGTAAACAATATAAGTTTGACTTTATGATTTGTTGGTACTGCAGAGGCACTCCATTAGTTGATTACAATTACGGATATCTTTCTAATAAAGGCACACCTAGAAAAATACGTGAGTGCGAAAAGATAGTTAGTCGTATTCTTGCTGTACCTAAAGCATATAAAATTCCTGTGTATTACATAATGGATGACATCGCAGAGTTTAGCAGACTCCCAAGCGATATGCCATCTCCTGCGGCTATTTGGTCACAATGTGACGGTGAAATAAATTATAGACATTATGCAAATATATCAGACGTAACTCGTTTAACAGCACCGATTGTGTATAAGCCAATTGAGCGATTATGGCTTATGGGAAAACAGAAAGTTGATTGGCGTAGCATAAATAAAACAAATGACTTTATAATTACATGTAATAGCACAAATGATGGCAGTCTTGACAGATTAAACTACATAGAAAATTGGGTGCTAAATAACTTTAAAGACGTAACAGTGTATGGCCGATGGGATTCACCTAAAACATTGGTTAGTGTTATAAATAAACGAGGTATATCAGATCGCTTTGAAAGAAAAGGAATGTGTGAAATGGAAGACTTGATGTTTAAATCAAAATATACTTTGGTCATTCCTTTATCAAAGAAGTATCCTGATTTCGTTACACAGAAAATGTTTTCAATGCTGTACTATGGAATTATTCCTTTCTGGTGTAAGAATGATTATGACTGCAGTAACACAAAGTACAATATGTTTCCTGACTACATTAAAGTAGAGTCACCTAATGAGCTGCTACATAAAATAAATGAGTTAAACAATGATGAGGAAAAATACAGAAAGTTGTTAGATGATCTGTATGGCTTATTAGAAGACAGATACTTTGATGATAGAATCGTTCACAATATATTTGACGAAATTTTATTATAGACAACTCATACGGAGATTAGTATGATTAAATGGGGAATTATTCAACCACTTACAGGCGGAATTGGATTTGGCGGCATAAATGCGATTGGCAAATCGCCTGATTGGATCATTAGCTATCCTGGATTAACAGAAGTTAAAAAGAATAAGCAAGGCGAAGTTACATTAGTTGGAAATGAGTATGGCTTTTTGAAGTGGCTTAAAGAGCATAATATGTTGCCGCCTTATCAAGTTTTTAATAAAAAGCCATTTCAGCAAACTGATTTAAACGTAGCTATTAATGATGATCCTGTATGGACAAACGGTAAAGTCGATTATACTGACACAGATTTAGTTGTGTCCGTCCCTGTTTGCTCAGGCTTATCACAAGCAACTATCGCATCACAGGAAACAAAAGACGAACGTAACTGCAACATGCTATGGAACGCAGAGTTCGCCATAAATAAGATAAAGCCAAAAATTTACATATTTGAAAACGCGCCTACATTATTTTCAGACACCGGCACAAGCGTGCGTGAGTCTCTAAATGAACTTGCAAAGAAATACGATTATTCTATCGTATATTATAAAACAGACACTAAACTTCACGATAATTGCCAACGCAGACCTCGAACGTTTGTGTTATTTATACAGCACAGAGACGGAAAAGAAGGTGCTCCGTTACTTAACTTTGAAGATAAACAAATCTCTATTGAAGAGTTCTTTTCGCGGATTCCATCTAATGCTACACAGCAAATCTCTGTTGAGATGAGTGATACAAATAAGCTGTTTATTGATTACTTTAAACATAAATACGGTGATAATTTTAGAGATTCTGTTGAGCCTTGGATTCTTAAAAAGATCATAGATAATAATCTATATGACGATATTTGTACATTTGCAGAACAATCTGAATATCCACAAAAGACAAAAGATTCACTCATACATCTAATAAGACACATACATGATAAAATAGCTGCTGGGAAAAACTACTATTGTATGCTACCGGGATATCCTAAGTCAGACGGCACTATCCCTGCTGTTATGTTTAAGACCATTCCTTCTTTGTTACATCATAAAGAAAACAGACTATATACAATACGTGAATATCTCCATTTAATGGGAATGCCTAGTGACTATGAGCTTCCTGGAAATATACAAACAAACTATGCAAAGATTGGACAAAATGTTCCAGCTAGAACTGCGCAGTGGATTATCTCTGAAGCAAAACGTATCATAGAGAATTGGGATTCTATTGATAGAAGTAATCCTGACATTCTTTTCATAGACAACACTAAACAGACTGTTAAGTAACAGAATAAAGCCATAGTTATATAACTATGGCTTTATTACGGCTTGATCTTAAGAGGTTAACAAATGATACTAATCACATCAGCTAAATATGTGAGTTATGGTTTAGCATCAGAATTTGGAAATATTCCACCATGTATGCTACCACTTCAAAATAAACGTTTATATGAGCATCAAATTAACTTAATAAGGTCATCATTTAAAGATAAGATCTATTTGTCTATTCCGTATGGCTATCAACTACCTGAGTTTGACGAGAATAGACTATGCGAGCTAGGTGTTACTGTAATACGTGTAGATCAGCATTTAGAGTTATTAAGCTCTATAATTAAAGTATTAGCAACAGTCGATAAGTTAAACGAGCCATTAAGAATTTTGTTTGGCGATACATTATTTAAGTCGCTACCAACTATTAATGACGTGTATCTGTACGGCATAGCTGAAGACGACTATAAATGGGATTACTCTGATAAGCAACACGTGTACAGCGGGTTTTTTGCATTTTCAAATCAAAGTAAATTAGTATCATTAAGCTCTAATACAAATGAGTTTACAAGGGCAGTTTCTAATTATGGCTTAACAGGCATAGAGTCAGACGGGTGGCTGGATTTTGGCTTGCAAAATACGTATTACAGATCTATATCATGCTTTACAACACAGCGGACATTTAACTCACTTAACATAACAAACTATTCTGTAACAAAGAAAAGTGATGACCATAGAAAAATGCAGGCTGAAGCTAATTGGTTTTTGCAGATGCCACATGATATGAAAAAGTTTATCCCTTCAGTGTGGGATACTTTTGAAGGTGGTTACGAAATAGAATACTTTTACTTAAGCTCTTTAGCGAGCATTTACGTATATAGCGAAATATCGTATAGCATGTTGGTAAGTATTATAAATGCATGTAACTACTTTTTAGAGACTGAGTTTAAACATCATAGTCAAAATGGTAGCAACGTAGCAAATATAAATAACAAGCTATTTACCGAAAAGACAAAATCGCGTATATTAAAATATGCAACTTCAGAGGGTTTGGACTTAAATAAGCAATTTACGTATAATGGAATACAGACGCCTTCGCTACACGACATCATAGATGAGCTCGATTTACAGATAAGAAAAGATGCTATCGACGAAGTGTCTATAATGCACGGCGACTTCTGTTTTAGTAATATACTATATGACTTCAAATCAAGATCAATTAAAGTTATAGACCCACGTGGATTATCAGGCGATGGAAAAGAGATTTCTATATATGGTGACTTACGATATGACGTTGCAAAATTAGCACATTCAGTTATTGGGTTATATGATTTTATTATCGCAGGAAGATATAAATATAGTGAGTCTACACCGTATGACGTATCACTTAAAATATATAGCAACAGTAACAACATATCAGAATACTTTTTACTGTTAATGGAAAAGTCGTATGGCATTTCAGCAAAAGTCATATACCCTATTATGATTAATCTATTTTTATCAATGCTTCCTTTACATAGTGACAATAAGCTTCGACAGAAAGCTCTACTTGCTAATGCATTAAGATTGTATTTGGAGTATAAACAGTTATGAGAGACCTACATATTATAATGCCTATGGCAGGTGAGGGTTCAAGATTTAAGCAGGCGGGAATTGATACTCCAAAGCCTCTCATAAAAGCAAACGGTGTACCATTCTTTGTTAGAGCCCTATACGGCATTAAAGATAAATTTGATTTAGACAAAGTAAAAGTAACGTGTATAGTGCAGAAAAAGCACGTCGTAAACTACCATATAGACGAAGAGATCTTAAAATATATTAGTGCTAATATAGTCGTGATTAATAAACCTACAAATGGCGCGGTTGAAACATGTCTCGCTGCACGCCCATTTATAGAGGATAGTGATGCTATCCTTATCCTGGATTGTGATCTTGAATGGCACTGCCACAATTATATGTCTATGATAGCAAAGCTTTTACAAGAGGACACAAACCCAATTGGAGGTGTGCTGCTATCATTTGAATCCAATGACCAAAGATACAGCTACGCAGTAGTTGAAAATGACATTGTTGCAAGAACTGCTGAAAAGGAACCTATTTCAAATAACGCTTTAGTGGGTGCCTATTACTTTAATACCGCAGACGATTTCTTTGATTCCGCTTTTAATCTTTTTGAAAATAACAAACTATCCGATATTAAAGAGTACTATGTATCGCTGCTTTATAACTATCTTATAAAAAGCGGTAAGATAGTTAAATTACACAAAGTAGACTCTTTATATTCATTTGGCACACCTGAAGAACTTATGCGTTACGAACAGTTAAACGTCTAATCGTATAGCATGTATATAACGTATGATAGATCACATTACACGTAAATTAGTTTTGAGGTAATCAAATGCTTCCGATCGCTGATACATCAGACATAGCACAAGAATTTAAACGGTTATATAAAGAAGGTACTTTCAGAGAAGGTAAATACGGTAAAACAGTAGAAATCCAAAATGCTCACTTTTTAGTTGACAAGGACTGGATTATTAGACCACCTAATTACGATTATGCTAAGCGTGAGATAGAGTGGTATGAGTCTCAATCTTTATACGTACAAGATATTCCTGGAGATGTACCAAAAATTTGGTTGGCATGTGCTGATAAAGACGGCAAAATTAACAGCAATTATGGGTGGTGTGTTTTTAGTAAAGAAAATGGAAGTCAATTTGATCACTGTGTAAAACGATTATTAGACGATCCACATACTCGTGAAGCTTGTATGATTTACACACGTCCATCAATGCAAGTTGACTGTAACGCAAACGGTATGCACGACTTCATGTGTACTTATGCTACACAAGTATTTTTAAATGAAGTTAGAACAGATATGCAGCTGTATAAATTGGACTACACTGTGTTTATGCGGTCTAATGACGCTGTTTACGGATTTTGCAACGATAGCTTATGGGCCATGCACGTACAATCAAAGTTAGTAGATGAGTTAAATAAACATGGACTTAACGTTATAAAAGGTGACATCATTTGGAACGCGGGCTCGCTCCACGTCTATGAAAGGCATTTCAAGTATTTAGAGTAATTAACTATATCTATGATGTAATTAACTAATTAATTGGAGGCTCGCTATGAAAAATATTCCTTATGGCTCATTTGGATTTAAAGTAGAAGTTTCTATTGACGATAAGATAGCATGCTTTCAAGAAGTTAGCGGACTATCTGTATCAATAAACACAACTGACATTGTAGAAGGTGGCGCAAATCACACTACACGAAAACTAATAAATGGAGCATCATACTCTAACATAGTTCTAAAAAGAGGATTATGTAGTAACTCTATGTATGAGTGGATAGAAGGATTCGTTACAGGAAATAATATAAAGAGATTAAGTGGCGATATAAAGCTTCTTAATGATAGTGGCAAAGTTGTAAAGATTTTTAGATTTGAGCGGGGCATCCCTGTAAAATGGGAAGGTCCTACGCTAAATGTTATGAATGACAGCATAGCAACAGAAACTTTAGAGATTGCACACGAAGGTCTAACTGTTATATAATATAAAGCTATACATGTAAACTATTTCTAATACGAGGATGCACAATGGTAAAATTACTAATGATACTTGGAATACTTGTATTAGTCGCTATTTTAATTGTACTATCAGAATTATTAAAATGAAATTTATCCCGATAGATTAATCTATCGGGATTTTTTAGTTGACAACTGTGGACTTTTGTGTTAGTATATGCTCATAAAATCGATTGAAACTGAATCGATTTTCTTTGAAAACCTAACTGAAAATTCTTCAAAAATTTAGTTGACAAATCAGAAAACATTTGATAGAATGTACTCATAAAATCAATCGAAAAACTGATTGATTTTTCTCTGAAAATCTAACTGAAAATTCTTCAAAAATTCTGAAAATTTTAGTTGACAAATCAGAAAGCATTTGATAGAATACATCCATAAAATCGATTGAAACTGAATCGATTTTTCGCTGAAAATCTGATCAAGTCTATCAAGAAAAATCTTCAAATCGATAGAATTTTTCTATTGACAAGTGAAGAATCATTTGATAGAATGTACTCATAAAATGAATGAAAGGAGTTGGATCCTTTCATTATAACCTAAAAGGAGTTTTGCCATGCAAGTGAAATCGTTTGAAGAACTTAAATCTGTTTGCTCGTCCTGCCAATATCTTTATGAGATTTTAGCTGCATACACTGATTGCAAAGATATTTGTGATATTGTGCATGAGCTTATGTACGATGACGCTACTTTCATTATGGCAGACGAGAACGGAATGGAAGAAGATGATCTTTGCAGATGGATCATGGGAAATTGGAACGACTCTGTGAAGTGCAAAGCCTTTGAGATCGGCCCTGCAAACTGTCCGTACATTGAGATTAAAGTGTATGATCGTTATGGTAAACACTTGAAAACATTCCATCTCGATTGGTTTATTGAAGATGTGGCGGTCTAATTTATCATACATAGGAGGCTACTTACATGGCAAACAAGTATTCAGTTTATCCTGTTTACGGCAAAGATAAGCCTTCATGTCTTATAGGTGTGCCGCAAAGAATCATACTTGGCACACCGAAAGACGTAGACAACATAAAGCTGTTCAGACAAGCTGCAAGATTCGGCGGCGTGAAGTGGGACAATTTTATCGTAATCGATTGGAAGCACTACAAAGTCAAGAAATACTTTAATGGCTACGAGTATAATTGGCAACCATTTAAGTCAGGCGATTTTTGGAGTCTGTTTAGATTTACGTCGCCATGCGAAGATTGGGAAATCGAGTCAAAAGGCCATGTAGTGGACGCAGTAAGTGTTTAATCCAATCAGTTAAATAACTTAAGGAGCATATAAGTATGAGCATAGAATGTGGTCGGAGGATTGATTATCTTTGCGCGCAGTGTAACTCATTAGGGATCACAGTAACACCCGCGGGCCGTAAACTAATGAAGGACGACTATGTGAAAGCGTTGCGTGATCACTTCATTATAGAAAAATATGGCTCGCACGATAATATACCATGGGCTCTTAAATTTATGCTATCTATTGAGTGTCCGCAACTTTGTAGACGTATAAAAGATCTTAAGCCTGAACAGCAGTCTCTTGTTTGGGAATCCAAAGATTGGATCGCCGAAGAAAAGATCGACGGCTGCCGCATGCTAATAATATGGGATGCATCAGAGAAGAAGTTTCACTTTTATAGCCGTAACAATTCAGTAGAAGATTATCTACCGCAAGACTACTCTGACACTATCCTTGTCTTATCAAAAGACTTTGATTATCCTCACAACTTTGTGTTGGACTGTGAAGTTATTAGCACTAACCCTGAAGCAGAGACTAACATTAGATGTCTTACACAGCTACAATCGACGGCTGCAATTTTGAACCTGAATCCTACTGACTCAAAGCGCGTTCAGCAAACAAGCCCATTAAAGTTTATCATATTTGACTGTCTTTATGATAAAGATAATCTTATTGACAGCAAGTGGATTGCACGGCATGAGCACGCAGCAAAGTTAGCTGCCTTGCTAAAAAAGAAAGGATTTTCATGTGACTTAAATCCTGTAGTCGAAAATACAGATAAGTATCCTGAAGCGAAGCGGGACTTTTACGATAGAGTTGTTTCAAATAATGGCGAGGGCGTAGTTCTTAAAAATAAAAATGCAGTTTATCACGCAACTTCTTCACGGACTATTGACTGCGTAAAAGTAAAAAGATCCACAACTGATACTATCACTAATGACATCGACGCATTTGTTACTGATTATGTAGTTGGGAATGATGATACAAGAAATGCAAATACGGTAGTAGGGTTTGTATTCTCTGTTAATATGGAAAAGGATGACGGCACTATTGTAACTCATCCTATCGCAACTTGCTCGAATGTATCAGATTTTATAAAAGAAGACGCTACCGTAATTGACGAAGATGGAAGTGTTAAACTAAAACCTGAGTATTATGGCAGAGTCGCAACAGTAAAAGGACAAAATATATCTGCGCGAAATTTAAGACTTACTCACGCAGTAATCGAATTTTGGCGACCTGAGAGTTCAGCAGATACATGCGAAGTTCTTAAAGAAAGAGAACTAAGATCGCTTATCTTTTAAAATTAAAACTGTCATCTTAAGATGACAGTTTTAATTTTAGTGTGTAAGCACAGTGATTGGCACAATGGTAAATGTTATATCACCTGATTTAATTGCTTTTCTAAACAGTGATTTGTTTAATTTACCACCATTAGACGTGTATATACCGTATAAAAATTTATATGCGTTATTTGTCTTTTTCTGTCCTAGTCGTATCCTCTCTTTTGTTTCTTCTGAGCAATGTTTACCATACATTGGATTCTTTTCTCCCTTTGCGTTTTCGCTTCTCTTTTTTCTTAATTCTTCAGAGGCAGGATGTTCTTTAAAGTATTCTTTTAGTGTTTCACTCATTTCTTTACATCGCTCATCAGTCCAATATGCTTTTTGCGCTTCTGTATGTTTTCTTCTATATTCTTCATCGGCCCAAGCAGATGAGACTGCTTCACTAATTTTCTTTTTAGCTTCTTCTGTGTGACGTTTACCATACATTGGGCTCTTTTCACCTGTACGTCCATACATTGGATGCAGCTCGCCACATCTCCCATAACAAGGTGCTAGCTCACCCTTTTTACCATACATTGGGTTTTTACTTCCAATGCGCGAAGCACTCATCTTTTTACGAGTTTCATTTGTATGATGTTTACCATACATACCATTAAGTTCACCATATAAGTGTATATCATACATTGGATTATTTTTACCAGATACGTCGTGTATTTTACGGTGTTCTTCATGAGTAACAAAAATTATATATTTGCCATATTCAAAATGCTCATTACCGTTTTCGTCAATTTCAAATCCCCATAATTCATAGTGCTCATCATTATATTTTCTTTGTTCTTCTGTATCTCTTAAGTGATGACGAACAGTAGCATTAGGATCAGGATTATACTTCAATGATAATTGAATCTCCCTAGAAGCATTTTCGTACCTTCTAGGTGCACACCCTTCTTCACATGCTTTGCGCCATTCTTTTATATTCATAAAATACCTCCATACAATTCATATTCTTTTCAATTCTTATTGATATAATCTTATGAGATTTGACAAAGACGTCTCAGGATGTGAAATTTTGAAAGAGTCAGAGCTTCGTTCACTAGTTTTTTAAAAGCATAAACGGGATACATGAACAACTGTATCCCGTAATTTTTTCTCAAAAAATAGTTGACATTATATAGGCACTGCGTTACTATACGTCCATAATCGGAAATGATTCGATTATGGCTGAAAACTGAACAAGAAAAATTCTTCAAAAATTAGTTGACAAACAGGAAAACATTTGATAGAATGTACTCATAAAATCAATCGAAAAGCTGATTGATTTTTCTCTGAAAATCTGCACAAAACCTATCAAGAAAAATCTTCAAATCGACAGAATTTTTCTATTGACAGATGAAGAATCTTTTGATAGAATGTACTCATAAAATCGAAATTGAATCGATTTTCTGCTGAAAACTTAATCAGAAAATTCTTCAAATCAATAGAAAATAACTATTGACACGGAAGAAACTTCATGTTACTATACATCCATAATTAAACGGATGGCCCGTTTAATAAAACCTTGTGGAGGACTTGCCATGACAAAGAACGAATTCCATGCAGCATTTCTCGTTATGCTTCTGATTGTTGCCTGTATCAATAATCAAGACATTGTTCAGGTTATTAGCATTGTTCTTCATACTCTCTTACCGTAAGGAATCAAGACATGTTCAAAGTTTATTACACCGTTGATCATAAGAACTATAAGCTCATCTTTGCAGCAGAAGAGCTCTGCGATTGTGTAAATCACGTTAAGTCGTGTGGCGTTATTCCACAGAAGTGTGTAATCGTAGCGCCTAACAATCGTAAGATCACTTTTACGGATGACAACGACTTAAATTTTGGATCTGCAGCATAAGGAGAGTTTATTATGGAACACAAAGTAGTATTTAACAGCTGTTACGGTGGATTTAGCTTGTCTATAAAAGCCATTGAGTGGCTTCGCTCTAACTGTGAAGATAAAGAGCTTAAACACTTTATAGACGAGCACTTGTCTGATGATCAGTTTGCGCTTGAATACAAAGTTACAGATTGGTTTGATCGTAAACGGCATCATAAAGATCTCGTTGCAGTCGTGGAAGCATTAGGTCGAGAAGCTTCAGGTGGCTGTGCTGCGTTAGATATAGAAAAGATTCACGGTAATCAGTATCGTATTGAAGAATACGATGGTGCTGAAGAAGTTGTTACACTTGAAGACTCTGATTGGATTACTATTGAATAGGAGCTTATATTATGGAAGGCGAAGTTAAACATAAAATCAATTTGCGAGAACTTAACGATACGGATTGCACGAGTGTAATTGTTGGAAGGCAAATCGCACGTATGATTAAGCGGTTTCCATCTATGAAAACTTGTTCTATCTCTTGCTGTGCAAAAGATAAGAAATTCACGAACTTTTCGGTAGGTGATCATATTTTCATTTGGAAGTCAGACGACGGTGATGTAATAACAAGTAAAGATGAGGATGTAGATCACGATGATCTCAATAAGTTGTTAGTTTACACATTCAGATCTATGTGTGATGCACAGAACGGTGTAGATTTGTCAGACACACCTGAAGATATCCTTGCATACGCAGAAACTAAACTTCAAGAAATGCTGCATGACGATACAGTTCAAAAAGACTTTGCCGTGTTAGCGGACTCTATGGAAGTAAATCCTGAAAGAACTTCAAACGGGACAGATGGTCAGCTATAGCAAATAAGCCACACTTTACTGTGGCTTTACAATAGGAGAGATTCATTATGAAGTGGCATAAAGGAACATTCTTACCAAACATTGAAACAGACACACAGTTATGCGTAGTTCAATATAAATACCCAATACCAGACTATTGCACTGTTGATGATTGGACGTTTGAAAAGCACTATGAAATTATGCTATTTCATAAAGACTCACAATCTTTTTCAAAGCCTGAAGATACAAAAGGTGTCAATGGCTTACGAAAAGATCTCATAATACGGTGGGCCTATATTGAGGAAGACGATGATATTATAGAAGAACAGGAAGCACTTGAAGCAATAAGTGCAGCTGTTTCACATGTAAAGAATCTTATTCAATTATTGCTTACAGATTGTATTGTAGCACCTAAAGAGTATCGAGAAAAGATAGGGCTTGATGATCTGTTTGCATTTGACAAAAAGATTGCACAGCGGATTTGTGAACTTGACGATCACTGGGATAGTTAAATATGGACGATAGAGTTTATTACACTGTAGAAATTCCATACACTGTTGCAGCTATTCCTATTGATAAAGAGTATTGGGTACCATTTGCAGGTGAAAATACTGGTATTAGTGATTGGTGGAATGTTCTGCCACGTAGATATTCTTCATACGATGACGCTGTAAAAGCAATAGAGTCTAGTGATAATTTCAGAGACTGCAAATGGCGTATTGTAAAAACTACAGTATCTAATGAAGTTGTCGGCACACACACAATTAGCACTTATTAGGAGAGTATATAGTATGAAGTGGGAGATAGGTATTCCGTCAGGAACTGATGTTGTGAAATGTATAGCTAAACTAACTTCAGGCGACATTATTAGAGTTAACTATAATCCTGATCTTGAGCTGTGGTACTATCCTGCTACAAAAGACACACCTTCTGCTGTAAAGAAAGATTGTGGTGACATAATATCATGGATTAGAGTAGACTGTTTAGATTAGTTTATTAGAGGTGTGCTATGGAAAACATATTAGACGGACTTGTAAAATTAGATGCTTACACAGTAAGTAAGATAGTTAAGCTAAATTTAAATCAAGGATTCGGCGTTTTCATTAACACACCTGACGTAGCAAATGAGTTGCTACGCTTAAATTATAAGTTTGTAAACGCTGTATTAAAATTAAATGACGGTAATCTTATCTCTGTTATATTAGTGCCTAAATCGTACACAAAAGATAGCTATGAAGTTTTCAGCAAGAATCTGTTATGTATTTGCAACGCTTATTCAGATGATAGAAGTATAGTCGTTAGACAATCAAAAGATTCGATCGATGTTGAGTCGGCACTTAATCAATTTGCAGCTCACAATGGTGTAAAGATAGAAAGTATCTATTTTAATGAGCCTGCCCACACGATAAGTGGCTCAAGAATCCTATTTAATAGAGGGTATATTCCAATTTTTGGAAGTCACTTTTACTCAAATAGCTCACTCGCATAAAATTAAAGCGGATCATTAAAAGGTCCGCTTTTTCTATGTATATAGAAAATGAAATTTACGTAAACAAAAAAGGAAACAAAATATGAAATCAGATTACTATGAACTTGATAATGGAAAACAGATTGTCCAATATATATTTGATTACAAACTTGGATTTGCATACGGAAATGCTGCAAAGTATTTATGTAGGGCAGGCAGAAAAGAAGGTAACACTTCAGAGTCTGATCTGAACAAAGCGCTTGTGTATGTAACATCAGTAAACGATGAGCTAACGTTTCCTGAAAGGCTTGCCCTTAAGGTTAGAAATACATTCCTATTTAACTCGCAAGATCAAATGTGTGAGCATCATCTTGCTAAAATTCTAAAATCGATTATCAAATTTGATGACTATAAAAAAGTGGCTAAACTGATTGTAAAGTATGCAGATTGGCGAGGAATCAATGTCAAATCAGAGTTCAGAAAATACGCGTAAACAACCTCGTATTTTTCCAAAGCTGTTTATCGCAGATGCGTCTAAAGCTTTCGTTAAGTATCTTCATACGCATAACTATGATTACCCTATCAATTATATCTCATCTCGTGAAGACTTAATTGAGCTTATTGATAAATACAGCGCGTACTCTGATTATAGTGTGCCCGTTATAATTAGTGACGTCTCATTCCTTAACAATAAAGATCAGTCTTTGTTATTAAAGTTTATGGAGGACTCACATTTAAACATTATCTTACTTGCAAGCAGAGACAACATATTAGGCACTATTATATCACGCGTAAAAGAGTTTAGAAAGTACTACATAAAAGAAGGTGCAAGTAACGTAGGATTTATAAACATTAGTAAAGCTCGTGATATGTTTACTAATGATGTTGGAAGCTTTGATGACGACCTTTCAATAGAAGATAAGCTCTGTGTATATAACAAATATAATCCAATGTTATCATACGACGATAAGCTTGTAAAACGATATAGCCAAAACGATAAGAGGAAACTTTTAAACATTTTGGAATACTCAAATGAACAGTAAGCTGCTTATACAAAAGAAGATAAACATTCAGCCTCAATATATAGAGTTTCTTAACTTTATCCACCCTGATTATGAGATAATTACTGATATAGACGAGTATGATAACCCGTTTCCAATTGGAATAATCTACACAGGAAAATATGTTGACGGAATAACTGAAAAACTAAATAGGATTACGCCTAATTGGATTATCGTAAGTAACTCACATTATGAGTGTGATCTTTCTACGAAGCAAGGCTTATTAAAGTATTTATTACCGTTGTATTATTATCGTTTAGAGAAAGAAAAGAATAATGTATATGATAACGTGAGCTACGATGTGCTGATTGAGAAGATAAAAGTAAGTTTGATTACAAACTCAAATTTACGCTTTGACGAAGAAGATTCTAATTCAGTATATCCATTATTTGCAGCTATATTAGGAACACCTAATATATTAAACGAAGTATTTTTTACAACAGTTTGTAAAGAAAACGTAGGATATATCACATCGTCTATTCTTACATTTCTAAATAATGTGATTACTCAAAACGTTAGAGGTATGAGTCCACATTATGCAAACTTGATCATACAGTCAAATAAGCGTTATGGAAAACGAATAAAATCTGCAATTAGTAAGTTTGTTAAATCATCAGCCAATAAAGAGATGTCTTTGTATAAACTTTTAACCGATTTAAATAGGGCTAAATAATGGCAGCAGAAGTAGGATTAGAGAATATCTATAAGTACATAAAGAACTTAATCGAGTCAATGGAAGTTATACCTACTGCAGGTCAGCTCCCATCATATAGAGAGTTACGTAGCTCGCCTGATAAGTTCTATGAAATGTTCTCTGAAGCAACTTATAAGTATAACATCATTTGCGACGCTTTACAAAAATTGCAGTATGCAAATGCTATGATTGTAAAAGCGCTAAATGAGCTTATGAGTCCTGAATGTAGAGAGCAGTTTAACGTAAAGTCGCAATATATAAAATCTTTTACATGCGTTAAGTCAGAATGTAATGCACTTATCGCAGGATACGAAACAGCAAAAGCATCGGCTGAATCGATTGTTAAGTTTTATAATAGTGCACAGTACGTTATATGTAGCAATAAGTTTGAAAACGTATCGGCTAATTATTAGTCAACTTCACTAACATTACGGAGAATTTATAGATGATTAAAAATCGTAATCTTGCATTAGAATCACGAATTGCACGTTTAGAAAAAGTTCTTAACAAAAATGCAAAGCGTAAATTTGAAAGCTTTGAATCAGATCTTGACGAAGCAGGGGCTCGTGCTGCGGCAAATCGTTTAGCTAAACAGTTTGCAAACATGATTGGCTCATCTGTTCGCCCTGATGACTTTGGCGGTGGCGAAGTAATCCTTAGCCCAATGTATGGATGGTTATCAGTAGATCGTGCTGATGAAGCTGCTGATGATCCTGATGCTCGTTTTGCATTTAATTACGCGTTAGACGACGGCTTCTCATTAAATGTTTTCCCGTCAGACGAATCCGTTTGTTTGATGGATGAAAATGGCTACTTTGTATCACCAGAAGATGGGTCTTTATTTGACTCTGATTCAGCTGATATTACAGCTTTCCCAATCTCTATGTGGGGAGGGTTTGATTTATCAATGGTGCATGACGAAGATGATGAAGACTGGGATGACGACTATGACGAAAGTTTCTCACGTAGACGTCATTTTCGTAAAGAATCAAAGGTTAGAGGCCGTAAATTTTCAAAGAATGAAGACGTCTATGTAACTACACTACCTAACGGCGATATTGCAAATCGTGTTCAGGATGTTCTTGCAGGATTTACTGATACTCAATGGCATCGTCCTGATGGCGCTATCAGAGTTTTAAAACGTATGGGCATTCTTGATAGAGCTGTAAATCGTTGGTATCCTGATGCTGACGCTGTTGCAGAAGCTATTGAAGATTGTTGGGAAGATCTTATCGGTGGCGGAAATGCAGTTGCAAAACTTTACACATCAGACGATGGTGATGTTACGCACTGCACACTAACGTTATATCCTCGCGTCGGTGGAATCTCTCGTGCTCGTAACGTTATTCTTAAATTTGATTGGCCAAACGCGTAATCTTATTATATAATACATGATCAAACCCGATAGAAAAATTTTTCTATCGGGTTAATTTTTTATTGACAGATGGTCTTAACTGTGTTATAATAGCATTTTAAGTTTAAACAACAAGATAAAGCTAAAAAATTTCTTGAAGATTAAAGAATTTTTCTATTGACAAATGAGATACTGTTTGATAGAATGTACTCATAAAATCGATTGAAAAACTGATTGATTTTGAGCTGAAATCTGAATAAGAAAATTCTTCAAAAATTCTTAATTTTTCTGTTGACAAACGAGATACTCTTTGATAGAATGTACTCATAATTTGATGGAAAATTCTTCATCAAATTTACTTCAAAACTGAGTCAGAAAATTCTGAAAATTCTTGTTGACAGATCAGAATCTTTTTGATTGAATGTACTCACAAA